ATCACCACGATAGGCGCACCGTCCAGCAGTGATGGGCCTTGATACAAAATAACTCCGCTTGGCTTCTTCATAACTTACTCTCCTGTTTGTTATAACGTGTTATAACTATGGTCTAGGTGTTCAACCACTCGTCGTACGTGAGTGGGGTTGGGTCTGTGGTATACTCTTCGTAGATCTCGTACTCGTCGGCAAGGACACCACGAACTTTGGTCTGCCAGTCCTCCGCAGCGCGTCTTGCATATAACGCCATAGCGGGGGCCGAACGAGTTTTGGCTTGCCAGTCATCTGTTATGCTAATAGTCATGCTTCTCTCCTGTTTGTTATAACGTGTTATAACAGTGCTATTGGTGTGTTGGGAAAATTTAACTTTTTTTTGACTTGAGAAGGTATTATAGAGCATCTATCAGCTTATGTCAAGTTCTACACAAACGTGTTATATAGTGATACACGTACCACCTATGTTGTGCAACGGTGTTGTTTGGTGAAGTGATAATGGGCAGGAAAAAAAGTCTAGCTGTCGAGGTGTATGTAGAGTTGCTGGGGTGTTGCGAGAAGTGTATTGTTCCATATTGTTCCACATTGTTCCAAGGTGTAGGTCGGTAAGTCCTTGATAAGTAAGGAATGTTCCAAAGTGACATTTATCTCAGGATTACTAAGGTTTGAAGATTTGGATTTGGAAATTGGAACAAAGGGTAGGGAGCGGGTTGAAATGTTGCCGGATAAATATAATCTGTACTTTTGGAACATTACAATTAATATTTTATAAAAATAAATAATAATGAACTTCTGCTCAAAGGGCTTAGGGCATACCTCGTCACCAACTACCACGAGCTACCACGTTTTACCACGAAACTATAATGTTCCAAAACGTGCTTTTATTTTGGAACAATAGGCGAAATCTTGGAACAATACCCCTATATCTTGGAACAATACCCCTTTTGCTTGGAACAATAGGTTTGTTATAACGTGTTATAACTTTTGCCCGTGAGGCGCTCCGCAGAACATACTACTGGTATCAGGCCGCGCGTTATAACGTGTTATAACAACTGCTCGAGAGGCGCTCCGCAGAACATACTACTGGTATCAAGTACGGGAGACGAGAGGCGCTCCGCAGAACATACTACTGGTATCAAAAAATTAAGGCGAAAAAAAACCCCGCCGAAGCGGGGCTGGATTAAGCTGTTACTATTGTGGTGATAAGTACAATGGCCATACCCCATATAATTGTGTATGCCATTATAATCCCTCGCCAGTATTGCCGCTCGATCCTTTCAAACTGTTTTTCTGCTAAGTATCTTAACGCTGGTTGTTGGTCACGCATGTTATTCTCCGAAATGGTGGGGCGTTGATAATAGAACATCGAGCAATTCGCAAAGCCTGACAGTTTGATCGTCAGGTATTTCGCGACCTTCAAACCGTGCTAAGTTTATTGTTTCAGCAATGAAACGTGCTTCGATTAATAATGTGTTCATAATATGTTCTCCTAAATTGTGGGGCCATTGCTGGCCCCGGTTGGTTACTTAGCAGCCAGTATCAATGCCGCCGCTTTCATTAGTTTGACAAACTCATTCACATCAAACGAGGGGTCATCCATACCTTGCGCCTTTTTAGTCGCGCTAACTATCAACTCGAGCAACTTTACGTTGACACCTTTACCAGACTCACTAGCCTCGCTGGCCTCGCCTGTTGGCTGTTGGGGCGCCCTAGTCTTTAGAGCAGCCGGTACCTGTCGCGCCTTTAGGTCGCGCTTGAACCCGCCCATGAACCCGCCGACCGCCATCTGCTTCAACCGTTTAGCTTTTACATTGTCATCGTTCAGCGCCTTAGTAGGTGTCGACAATAGTTTGCGGTCACTAGCGCTAAACCCCTCGACAATGGCCGCCTTTAACGCCGCATGTAATTCAGGTGTTGACGTTGACCCCTCGCCGCTCGGTGCTATGAAGTCAGTCCATAGCATACCATCCGCTACTAGCTGGTCGACTGTCGCGCTAGTGCGGCCGTTCGCCTTGACTTGCGACGAGGTCGCGATGGTGATTGCCTTGCGACCGTTGGTAGTAAGACGCGCGGGTATTGCATTGATTTCGTTTTTCATAATGTATGCTCTTAGTTGATGTCGGCATGATTGCGCGACATGGATATACATTAACACGTTTACCTATTAAAGCAAGGCATTGATCACCGCTCGACATCTGTTATAACGCGTTATAACAAAACGGCAGACCTCGACACCCACCCGCCCCCTATGACCCCTTCTCAGGAAAATTCCCGGCGGGGCTATAGTATTACCAATTTACTCAAATAAATCACTTTTTCCCAAGTTCGGTACCCCACCCCCCTCTATAAGGGAACACCCCCCGCCTTTATTTAATTGTTGGTTGTAAAAAAAATTTTTAGCTCATACTATACGTTTCCATGTATAACTCACACAGCGCCACCACTACGGGACGGATAGGAGAGTTCTTCGTAATGTACCTGCTGGAAAAGCATGGTATACAGTGCCACCATGTAACTCGTTTCGGCGTAGACCTGTGGTGCCAGTCTCACTTTGGTGACGTGTTTACAGTTGAAGTGAAATCCTCTAATAAGAATAAACGAGGCCGTTACGCGTATGATATCAAGGACGATCGTATTGCTGACTTTTATGTGTTTGTAGCCTTAGAACTGGAAACCGTAATCGTCAAAGCCGCAGAAGAACTACCCCCCGCTGTAGGCCACCAGCTTGCCCCCCACCAGTTTACTGTGCAGGAGTTGGAAACCGGGGTACAGCGGTTAGGTAAGTTCAAGCGAGGGCGTAGGAAAACCCCAAAGAAAAAGTAGTTTGTGCCCACTGCCTCTTGCGTACTACTTCTGTATAAGGTATAAAGCAGGCTCTGGTGAATAACCTGCGACGGCAACATGACGATTAAACTCGAACCTGAAGTTGGGGTTCCGCTATTTGATGACGATCCTGTGGTGGATTTAACTATTCGCACACAAGCAGCTAAAACTACGGCCTTAGAGCTAGCAGAACACGGGTTAGAACTTAAACCCAACAAGGAAGATGAAGACGTGGCAGCTAAAATTGCTATGGCCTATGCTGACGACCCCGAAAAAACGTCCAAGAAGGTAACTTCTAAGCGTCTATCTAGTCTTACGCCTGCTTCTTTAGTACTTACAGGTAACATATTGACGGAGTTTGGAGCCTCAGTAGTTGAGTCTGCAATATCCATACGGCATTTAGTTACTAATAAACTTATTATAGAGACTGAAAACCCCGACCCTCGCGTACGAATACGAGCGTTGGAGTTATTAGGTAAGATTTCAGACGTTGGGTTGTTTGCGGAGAAGTCGGAAGTGACGGTTACACACCAATCTACTGATGATTTAAAGGCTAAACTACGTCGGAAGTTAGAAAAGCTAGTAAATCCTGTTGACGAGACTATCCTAGACGGAGATTTCATTGATTTAGACGCCGAGTTAGGGCTAAAGCCTAGTGAGTGAAGCCCAGCAGGACTTTACGCAGGAAGAAGTTCAGCACATGTTGTCTAATATAGACTCTTTTACCGACGACGAGGTATTGGAGATAGAGAAGCTAGTCGATGAACTAGCTAGTAGACGCCAGAATAAGCTCGCCTACGACGATTTAATAGAATTTTGTAAGTTGATGCAGCCAGACTACTTAGTGGGTAAGCATCATCGCATCCTCGCTAACATGTTGATGGCAATTGAGCGCGGAGACAAGGATCGGGTGTGTGTAAACATCCCTCCACGCCACGGTAAGTCCCAATTAGTATCTATTTTCTTCCCCGCGTGGTACTTGGGGCGTAATCCAGACAAGAAAGTTATGATGGTGTCGCATACCACTGACTTGGCGGTAGATTTCGGGCGTAAAGTACGTAATATTATCTCCAGTTCCGCCTACACAAGCATATTTCCTACCGTTGGCCTCGCTAAAGACTCTAAATCTGCGGGTCGCTGGAGCACAAACTCTGGTGGGGAGTACTATGCGTGTGGTGTTGGCTCTGCCCTAGCTGGTCGTGGTGCCCATTTACTGCTGGTAGACGACCCTCATTCAGAGCAGGATGTCATTAATGGCAACTTTTCGGTCTTTGAGAAGGCTTATGAGTGGTTTACGTTCGGTGCTCGTACACGTCTAATGCCCGGAGGTAGTGTAGCTATTGTCCAAACTAGATGGCATATGGATGATCTTACAGGCCGTGTGGTCAAAGATATGTCCAATAACGAGCGATCTGACCAGTACGAGGTCATTGAATTTCCCGCCATACTAGACCTATATGCGCCTGATACAGGGGAACCTATACAAAAACCGCTATGGCCTGAGTTCTTTGACCTAGAAGCCCTGTTACGTACTAAAGCCTCTATGCCTGCGTTCCAGTGGAATGCCCAGTACCAGCAGGAGCCTACCGCAGAAGAAGCGGCTATCGTGAAGCGCGAGTGGTGGAACGAGTGGGAGCGGGAGACCCCACCTAAGTGCGAGTACATAATAATGTCGCTGGACTCCGCAGCAGAAAAACACAACCGTGCTGACTATACGGCACTGACTACGTGGGGGGTGTTTCTAAATGAAGAGACTTCAGCGTATAATATAATACTGCTCAATAGTATAAAGGACAGACTAGAATTCCATGAGCTAAAAGAACTAGCCCTGAGAGAGTACGAAGACTGGGAACCTGACTCGTTTATTGTGGAGAAGAAAAGCTCCGGTGTTGCGCTGTACCAAGAGATGCGCAGGATGGGGCTACCCGTATCGGAGTATACCCCTCATAGGGGATCAGGGGATAAACTTGCACGCTTAAACTCAGTATCTGATATTGTACAGTCTGGACTAGTATGGGTTCCTCAAACACGGTGGGCCGAAGAAGTAGTAGAAGAGATAGCCGGGTTCCCATTTATGAGTCATGACGACTTAGTGGACTCCACGGTTATGGCACTTATGCGGTTTAGGCAAGGTGGATTCATACGGCTACCTACAGACGAAGCAGAAGAAATCAAATACTTTAAACATCGCAGCGGCGGGTTTTACTAAGAGGTTAAACAATGTCAATTGAAAAAGGGCTATACGCCGCTCCTGAAGGCGAAGACGACGATTTAATGGAAGGGCCAGAACTTGAAATTGAGATCGTAAACCCAGAGATGGTTACTCTCGATGACGGTAGCGTAGAGATTACCATTATTCCGGGCGGGGATGAAACTGATTTGTTGGGTTTTGACGCCAACTTAGCGGAAGCCTTAGACGAAGGTATGCTGACGGAATTAGCCACCGACCTTATTGGTATGGTTGAGGCCGACGAAGAGAGCCGCAAAGAGTGGGCTGATACTTACGTTAAGGGTCTTGAAATTCTAGGGTTTAAGCAAGAAGAGCGTAGCACTCCTTGGGAAGGTGCCTGTGGAGTTAACTCTACAGTATTGGCTGAAGCTGCCATACGATTCCAAGCAGAGACTATGAGCGAGACGTTTCCCGCCTCTGGCCCAGTTAGGGTAAAAGTTCTGGGTAAGGAGACTAAAGAAAAGCTAGAAGCCGCAGAGCGGGTAAAGGCTGATATGAACTATCAACTTACCGAGACTATGGTTGAGTACCGCCCCGAACATGAGCGTATGTTGTACAGCTTAGGGCTTGCAGGATCAGCGTTCAAGAAAGTCTATTATGATCCTACCATAGATAGGCAGGTTGCCATCTACATCCCCGCCGAGGACGTTATCGTTCCTTACGGCGCGTCTAACATTGAGTCAGCAGAACGTGTTACACATGTTATGCGCAAGACTAAGAACGAAGTACGGAAGCTACAAGCAGCGGGATTCTATATTGATGTAG